TGCATATGGTGCTGAGTAAGGATGTGATGAAACAGGAATTGACCAAAAGCCAAATGCTCCTGTACCTCCACTTCCGCCTCCTCGTGGACCATTATTTCCACCACTTCCGCCATTACCAGCTTTTGCATATAAGTGGGTAACAGTAACAGATGGATGTGCAGTGTAATTTCCAGTTCCGCCTGATGTAGCAAATGATATTGGTCTCATGTTAGCACCTCCACCAGAGCCTTCAGCTGCGGCAGTAAGTCTGCCTTGAGCATCAACAGTAATAGTAGCAGTTGCGTAAGTTCCTGCGGAAACAGTTGTGTTAGCTAATTTATCTGCAGTCACGGCATCGTCAGCAATCATATCAGTTGCAACTTGGACTTCACCAATAGCTCCTGCAGTTGCAGCTCCTAAAACTCTATTGCCCGTACCAAGATTTTGCATTTTAGCATAAGTAACTGCATCATCATTTATCACTGCAGTAACTACTGCATTATCAGAAATGTTTGCAGCTCTTACAGCATCATCAGCAATTTGATCGTTGCCTACAGCATCGTCAGCGATTTGCGCTGATCCTACCGTTCCGCCTAAAGTATCTAAAGAAATTTCTTTTAAATTTGTTCCGTCTGAATAAGCTGCATAAATTTTTGCAGCATCTAAAGTAAATCCTGTTCCAGATGCAGTTTTAATTGTAAGATTAGCAGGATTAGTTAATGCTGTTGCATCAAAAATATAAAATTTTTCTATTGAATCTGGAATAGTACAAATTGTACTAGCAGCGATTGAAGCTGTAGCAAATTTTATTACCATATTTCTAGCGTTAGAAATAGTTTTATCAGTCATTGCTAAAGCTAAAGTTCCACCACTTGATAGTGTTACTTGCTCATATCCTGCAATAGCTTGTTGTATTAAATTTAAATTGTTATTTGTGTTTGTACCCCATGTACCGGCATTTTCACCGGTTACCATTAATTCTAATTTTAAATCACTTGAATAAGTTGATGTCATAAATTGTGTCTCCTAAATTAACTTATTTTACCTTAACTAAGCTGCTAAATCAACCTCGTGCCAAATATTAACAACATCGGGGTCAATTTCAGACCATGCAAATATATTAACTTCACCTGTGCTGGAAGTCAATGATTGACCTGTAGGACTAACATTTGAAGTCTGAACAGTTCCTTCTTCTCCTAAAGAAGCTGTTAAAGATTGCCCAGAAACCCCTACTATTTGAGCTGGAATAGAGCTTTGGGTTCCTATACTTGACGTTAAAGCTTGACCCGTAGCTGATTCAGTTGTGCCTTGCACAAGAGAAATTGAGCCTATACTCATTGTGCCTTGAGAGCCTGTTACATCGACTGGAGTTTTTAATCCAGCAATAGTGCTTCCGACACTACTAGTTAAAGATTGTCCAGTAACAGATTCATTTGTGCTTTGGACAAGACTCTGTGTTCCTATGGAACTGTTTAATGTGTGTTCAGCTACCGTAATTGATAAATCAGCATCCGCTTGTACTGAATAAGTACCAAAAGTTAAAGTTGTACTTATTCCAGTTACTGAAACATTGGCATCAGCAACAGTGCTTTCTTCTCCTATAGAAGAAGTTAAAGATTGCCCAGTAACTTGAACGCTGTAAGCATCGCCCCATGTTAAGTTACCCCACTCATCTCTACCCCAACCTGCACCAATTAAATATTGATCATCAATTGTGACTGCACCACTACTTGTACTAAGAGCAGTTCCAGTTACATTTTGTTGAATGCCTCGTGCAATGTCTTCCTCGCCCATGGCGAAAGTTGCACTTGAGCCCGTAACTGAAACTAAAGCAGAGGTTCCCCCAACAGTAGTTCCCTGTGAAGATGTTATTTGTATGCCACTAACACTTACATCCGCATTAGCTGTGGTTGTGGCTGAACCTATTGATGAAGTTGATGATACGCCACTGACTGAGAAGGTTTCATCAGAAAGGTCTCCCCATTCTGCTGCTCCCCATGTTTTCTTCCCCCATCCAGTGGCCATATCATTTTATTCCTTATTCTTATGCTAATCTTAAAATTGCAGCAGAAGTTGTAAATGCAGGGAACTGAATTGTAAATGTTCCCGAAGTTGCAGTTTTATCTCCACCAAAATCTAAAACAGCCACGGCATCAGTTGTGCTTGATCCTGATCCAGTAGTCGTGTTGTAAATTAAGGCACCTCTTGCTGTTAGTGTTACACCAACAAAAGATAAATCAGCAAAATCCGTAATAGCAGTATTTGTTGCCATTGAAGTACCAGCATTAACTAATGCTTTCCCTCCAGCTGAGTAGCCAGATGGAGAAGATACTTCGTTACCTGTTGCATAATTAGTTGTTGATTTTCCTAAACTAGATGAGTTTGTATACATTGCCAATTTGAATGTGTCACCACCTGGATTAGAAAAATTATGCTTACCTTCTAGTAATTCTTTTTTAAAAGAATTACAAATTGCGTTTGTTGTTATTGCCATAATTATTCTCCTTTAATTAATAAATTGTGTTTGGAGAAGGAGATGGAACTTTCACTC